TGGATCTATTTTTCTATTTTTCGTTTTGAAAAAAATATGATGTAATTGCTCCTAAATCGTCTTATTTTGCGTGTTTTGGTCTATTCCTTGTCATTATCCTAGAAATTATCTAAAATGCAATACAAGCCAATCTATGACCTTACAGGGGTATTATATAGCAAGGGGTACCTCATCAACAACCAAACAAAAAAACCACTCTTGATTGAGTGGCGTGTAAATAAAGAGATACCTCACTTTCTATTTAATTAAATTTTGTTCGTTTATAGTTTCGATTGCTTTTTTAACTTGTTCAGGTTTACCAGTTATAACTAACTTTATTTCATCTTTACGTTCAGCGTGTTCCTTTCCTACTTTAATTAAGTACCAACTGTACAAGATGAACGATATAATATAAATAACGTATACTATTTTTACACCTCCTTCATTTCTTCAATTGTTTCTTCTACTGTTTTATGCAAATCATAGTAGAATACACCAGTATAATGTTCTTCTTCTTCTTTGGTCCATTTTTCATAATCGGTATCGTCCATGATTTCGTTGACCATTTCAGAATGTTCATTTAGATTTGTCACAAGAATTACAACGGCTTGTTTTGACACTTTATGAAATTTTGATGTGAACTCATACGCCTTGGCAACTTCTTGAAGCATACTAAACAGGTCCAAATATTGAGCTTTAGCATAAGCAGGCACTTGTTTTTCATCTTTTGGAAAGTGTTCATCAACTGCTTCATCATGTAATTTCAATGTGTCGCTAAGTAGTTCGATTTGATTTTTTAACTTCATTTTTTTATTCCTCTTTCTTTCTTACGCTTGCATTCCTGTTAATTTGTTCAAGTATTTTGTTTTTCGGTCGATGTGGTACTCTAGATTGTTACCCCAGCGTGTTTGTAGTGAAAGTTTTAAACATTCAATGATGTAGCTTTTAAGCGTTCCGTTTGTGTTGACATCTTTCAAAGTATAAAAGTATTTTCCTTGTGTTCCCTCACTTGCGTTATACTCATTAAGTTCAAAGATTTCATTCTCGGCAAAGGCTTCGAGTTCTTCTTTTTTTAAGTTATTGAAGCCACTTGAGAAACGGATAAAATTCAATGTATTGTCATTAATCATAGTAGTTACCTCTTAATTTTATAATATTAGTGTTGTCTGTGATTGTATTTGAATATAAATAATGTTCATCACTCAAGAGCTGTACAGCCCTGTATAAGGCGTTTTCTGTTTCTTCGGTACAAATAACCATAAGTTCTACTTCAAGCGTTCTAAACGACTGATAAATGGCTGAATTGTTGCTTACTTGACTAACGATAGGGTGTATTTCAGCAAACATCACGCCCATTGGTTCTCTTTCATAATCTAAGCTGACTGTGAAGCCTAATTCTTCCAGGAACTCTTTAATATCTAATTTTTTGCTTTGTAAGTTAATCATTTTACTCCCCTTTGTAAGTATCTAACAACCATTTAACACGATTAAAGAACCATTCTTCGCGTCCCTGTTCGCTAAAATATTCAAAGTTTTGGACATTTTCTTTTTTAATAAAGTGGAACAATTTCGTTTCATCAAAACAAATTATTGAAGTACCATTGATAAACTCAAACATTTCAATGATTTTATCAACTAAATTGGCTTTTTGAGCAAACTTTTCAGCCTTACGAACCTTAGGGCTATTGGCTTCGGTATTACGTACCAAACGCAAGAAATAAGACTGTTCAGCTAGCATATTTAACTTTCCTAGCGTGTTAATAATAATCATGTCAGCCACTTCACGGTTGATTGCTTCGTCTTTTTCAAAGTTTAGACCGTATTTTTTGTTTGTGTTGCGTTGATAGTTGTTGATGTGTTGTTTTACATCTAACATGTCATGAATGACTTCCAAAGTGATAATTGGTGCATTTTTTAAAAAAGTGAGTTTTTCTTTACTGATTTTCATAGTTTGTATGTATTCCTTTCAATTAGTTCCATTAAGTTAGTAAAGTCAATAGCGAACAGAGGAGGAACAAGCTCCCTCACAAGTTCCTTTGCTTCCTCTACTCGTCCTTGTAGACTTAATTTGTCTACTTCATCTAGTATCATTTCATAGTCATAACCCATTTTTAACTCCTTTAGAACGGCAATTGGTCATCAGGAATATCAGCAGTAGGACCACTACCAAATAAGTCAACCGTATTTGGAGCCATTCCGCCATGTGGGTCATCATATACGTTACCACGGTTATCACGGTTCAAGTTAAATTCAGGCGTTACTTTAGCATATGAAGCGTTATAATAAGTTTTGTCGCCTTTTGTTTCGGCTTTGATTTGGTCAATAAATACAGTTACGATGTCGCCATAATTTACGCTATCAGGTAACCAAATACCTCCAATGTAGTGTTCAAATGGATATGCTTTAAATGATAGGACTTTTTTAGTTCCGTTTGATGTTTCAACTTCTCTTGTGTTAGTTTCGTTTACTTTTAAAGTTTCGATAATTTTCATTTTTTTATGTCCCTCTCTTTATTTGATTTATTTTGTCAAGTATTAAGCCTTCATGTTTACTTTTCCTTGTTTGCAAAGCGTGTTGGCTTCATCGCTTGAGATTTCTTTATTTGCTACCATTTTTTTCAAGTCGCTTAGATTATATTGATAGTTTGGTTTTGGTCGTGGTTTCATCTGTGTAACGTTTCCTTGACCTTTATTTGTACTATCGGCGTCTTTTGTATCGTCTAACTTCAACGCTTGACCATAGGCATATTTGCTTGCATATGATTGGCTGGCACCAGTCGCTTGGGCTTTGTCCATTCCTTTCTTATTGATGTCAATGACTGCCCAGCCGTCACCGCTTGTGATGTCATTAAGGTCATCAGGGTCAAAAATATCAACATGAACATGTAACATCAGTTCGCCATTCATTTCAAACATTTCTGTTTCCGCTTTTTCCATTAGTCCATACTTTAATAACAGAGGTTTCAAAGCCGTTTGAATATCCTCGTTGTTTCGGAAATTATATTTTCCAAAGCTGTTATATTGGCTTTTTGGCACTTCAATTTCATTGATTAGTTTTAGAATTTTGCTTTCCATTAATTCCTCCTTAAGTGTATAACTAATTATAACGTGTTTGCTTTCTTTTGTCAATAGTTATAATTTTACAATTCCATTTTGTTCATGTGACACTTTGTACACAAACAATGGTGTGAACCGATTTCGCTCACTAGAGTTACATCGCCCTTGTTGTCCAGTAACGCAACATCAACTGTCAAAAATTCGCCTGGAAATTCGATGTATACATCGCCTGTTTTATCTTCTACTTGTTCAAGTTTTTCAATTAGTTGTTTAATTGTTAAAGCCATTATTTAATACCTCCAATGTATTCATGTATTTGTTTTAATTGTTCTTTGCTATCTTTTTGCGTATATTTTGTTTTTCTACCTGTTTTTGTTTTCTTTTCGGTAGGTGGAAACCCTTTAGCGTTAAAGTATTGTCTTACATACTCAAAAAATGTTAGTGCATTAGTATAGTTATGTTCGCCTATCATTTTGTGATATTCTAAGCTAGTTTCACGCCATTTATTGAAGTCGTTCCAATTCAGAATCATAATTTACCTCTTTCACGAACCAACCGTTCAATGGTTTGTTTTTATTCAGCCACAAATCTAAATAAGCTACCGTGATGTTAAAGTGGTTCGCTAGTTTCTCCTTAGTATGGAACCACATAAATGTTTGTCTATTGAAAGCCACGTATTTCAGCATTCTCTTTCATTTCCTTTCTTTTTTCAAGTTCTTCAAGTTCCGCCTTTCTTCCTTTGAACTCCTCAAAGATTGATTTTTGAAGTGCTACCCAATCTTCCGCCTCCTCTTGTGTAAAGCCCATTTTGACAGCCATATTTATGTAGTCAACATATTTATCCATATCTTTTTCATACGGTTCATCAGGCTTTTTACCAGCCCTTACAACGTACTTCAAAGCGTTTGTTAAAGCAAAACCTTGACCAGTTGTGAAGTTATATTTCCAGAATTTCAAGTCCCATTCAGAACCCCAAATCAAAAACTCCTCTAATTGAATACCGTACTTATTTGCATAATAATCTTGCGCCATTATTTTACCCTCTTTCTAAAACTAACCATAATATTAAAGTTTCAAGCAACACAATTATAAAGAAAAATATCATCTTTTAGCCTCTAAAATTTTCTTCCCATTTTCATCGAACACAACTGCTTTCACGATCGTTGATACTTCTTTCATATCCTCTCTAATACATTCAACCGCGGTACGTAGTTTTTTCACGCTGTAACCCCAATCACTAGAGCCATCTTCTAATAAATAATTTACTAAAATCATTTTTGTTACCTCTCTTAACTTGATGACTTAATTATATCGAATTCACTTAACTTTGTCAATTACAATTATATTTCGATTCTATGTAATTATTGTAACATTCTTCCGAACAAAAGACTTTTTCAGCATTACATTGTTTGCCACACGATTGGCATTGTCCACCCTCTAGGATAAAGTGAACATTTTGTATCGCCCATTCATCACACCAAAATTCTAAAGTGTTATTCGCTTGATGTTCTTCCATGCCTAGGTTGTCAATCATATACTTAAAGCATAGGGATAGTTTAGCCTCAAACTTGCTTAGATGTTCTTGCATGAAGTCATAAACTTCTGTTATGTCAGCCTTTGACTTCTTGAATTCTTCCAACTGTTCCAAGTCCGTCAATCGTGGCGGATATTCTCTCTTAGTTCCGTCATCATAATAATATACTACTTTTTCGATTGCCATTATTTGATACCTCTTTCTTTGATTTTGTTTGCTACTACTTTGTAGTACATTCTTGTTTCATTGATAAACGTGTCATCTACTTTACTTTCTTTTTGACGTTTTCCTTTTTCTTCTAGGCTATTTAATAACTTCACAAGACCTTTTGCACTAAAGTTTTCAATGAAGCGTGTTACTTCTTCTTTTTTGTCTGCTTTAATGCCTGTTAAACGCTCATAGAGAACGATTAAGACATCTAGCATAGAGATATCCTCCATTTGTTTATAATAGCTTAGAACGCTATTTAAAAGCCCTAAAAGCATATTCTTTTCAATATCTGTTACTGGTTCTTTTTGTTGAAGTCTTACTACGATTTTATTAAGTGTTTCAAGTGCAATTTTCATTTGTTTAGTTCCTTTTCTAGTTTATTTAATTCTAGCATACTTCTTTTGAAAAATCTACTACTTTGCTTGGCTTTTGTGAGATTGCCACAATCTAAATATCGTTTAACTCTTTTAGCATTTATAACCATGTACTCGAAACAATTTCTAGCCAAACGTTCTTTATTTTCTTTTTCTAGTTTATCCATTTGTTACCTCTCTTAACTTGATGACTTAATTATACAGAAGAAAAACCGCAATGTCAAAGACAAAACGGTTAATCGTTTGTTATATTTACTTTTCCTTGTTGTTTCAATGATGTTAAAAGACTTTCAGCGTCCTTTGTTGTCTCCTCATATTCTTCTCCCTCTTTTTGTTCCTCCTCTAGTATCTCTTTAGGTTTGTTGCCTGTTGGGTCTATAATTTGGAATTGGTCAGCTACATAACCCAGACAAACTTCTTTGTCGTAAGCGTAATTACGTGCCTCAACAGTTAAAATTGAGTATTTACTATTTTTGCCCATTTTAGGACTTAGACACAAACAGAATTCAAACCATGCTCCAATTGCTGAACTACCTAAGGCGTGAGTACTCCGAACCCTAAAACTCTTTTCCTCAAGAGATTGGTTATTTGTGTCTTTTCTAGCGTGGGCAATTAAAAGAAATGTCACATCGTTCAGGAGCAATTTCAAGCGTGTTATGTTATTAAGAACGTCATTCATACTTGACATATCGTTCAAAGTGTTGCGGTCTGTCAGCATGTCTTTTAAATTATCCAAGATAACAAACTTAATATTATTCTCTTTGATGAACTTATAAAGCCCATTCATGTGGTTTGTATTGTCTAGTTTAAAGATTCCTCCTGTGATGAAGTGTAAGTTATCAGGAACATCACTATAAGCCTTTAAACGTTGGTGCAATACGAAATCAGTATCTTCATTGTCAATTATAAGCACGTTCGCTTGTTTAGTTTTAAAATAGCCAAATGGAATACCTTTAGCTACACTCAATGCCATTTGTAGGGTTGTAGAACTCTTGAAAGACTTTTGTGGTGCAATTGTTAGACCTGCCTGACCTCGTGGAATTAAGTGTTCTATCAGCCACTCGTTCCCTCCTTTGAAGTCATCTTTTTCTTGTAGCTCCTTGGCTGTTATGACACGTTCAAACAAGTTTTGCATTTTAATACACCGCCATAGGATCCAAAGCAATAAAAATGATATTTTTATCTCGTTTCGGTTTAAAATAAGTTTTAAATTCATAAACAGGGTAGATGTTTTTTAATTTAACTAGCCAATACTTGGCACGTTGGACCATTTGTTCCCAGTCTTTAGCTTCAACGATATCTTTGTTAATTGCTTTTAAATCATCAGTAATTGTCATTTGAAAAACCTCCATAGTGTAATAATAAGCGCGATTATAAGTAAAAAGTCAACTATAAAAATAACTGATAAAATTATAGTAACAAAAGCCGTTAAAATTGTCAATCAATAACCTCCTTTTAATAGATTTACTAAACCTAAGATAAAGCAACCTAAACAACATAAGAACCAAACTCCATAAAGTGAACCGTCTACGCTAGTCATAATTCCAAACATAGCTGACATTATCCAATAAATGATGAACATATTTATTTACCTCTTTCTTTTTATCTATGACTTAATTATAGCTCAAGTCATGTTACAATTCAAGTTATCAAATATTTCTTTTTATTTACCTTACTAAAGGGTATAACTATCCACGCAAACGCAGTTTTTAACCCCCCTCTTGAACTAATCAATATGTCAGCGCTAGTAACTCAATTAGTCCTCACATCAATTCGGCTATGATGAACACCCAAGCGGTAACTTCTTATTTAACTTTGCCTATGTTGGGGGTGCGTTTGAAACTTGCTTTCAGTGACATCACACAGGGCTACCGCTTTGCCTAATTCATTACTCACGCCTTATTCAGTACGGTTTTCATATACTCACTTTCTAAGACATCAGACAAGCCTTAGACGTATTCAATTTTTATATTTATTATTATAACATACGTTTTTTAAAAATCAAATAAAAAAATCATGGTCAAAAATAGAAGAATAGCTCAACCGTGGGAATAGTCAATAATATATTATTTTTTGGTTACAAATTATTTAATTAAATTGTAAACTATCTAAATCTTTTGTAGGTATAATAAAAGTTATAACTAAAAATGGGTATGATATAATAATACCATAATCAATGAGGGAGGTAAAAAGCATGGCAGAAAAAAACATCTATTTGGTCAATGATGAAGTAGAGCTTAAACAAGTGTTAGAGTTTATTGACAATACTGACTATGGTATCAATATTGACAAAACACGAGATGAAGTTTATGCAGTCGTGACTTCTTATAGCCTCCCTATTTAAGAGGGTAGAAATGAAAAAAATTTTAGCTATTGACTTTAGCACAGCTAGTAAGAAAGACGAGGGAACAGGTTACGCTTTTAGAAAAGACGGTCAACTATATGTCGGTTCTATTAAAGCATACAACGCAAAGAAAAACGCGTGGGAACGTACCTTTGACATTGTGAACGCAATTAAAGATATCATAGATGAGTTTGATTTAAAAGATTATCACATGGCTATTGAAACACCTATCATGGGAAGAAACAGAAAGCACAGTATTACATTGGCTAATTGTAACGGTTATTTCATCGGTGCTATTGACGGTCTAGTAAATGGCTATACTTTTATTGATAACTCTAAGTGGTGCGCTTATCATCTTATTTCAGGCAAACGTGAACAACGTAAAAAAGAAAGCCTAGAACTTTTAAAGGAAACAGGTTTAGTTGATTCTGATTGCAAAGATGATAACATGGCAGACGCTTATAACATCTTGACATATTGCGAAAGTTTGGGTTAGTTGTTCCCTTATAAAAACAATAATAATAAATGGAGGTGGTAACATCAAAATATCACAAAACGGTTTGAATTTGATTAAAGAGTTCGAGGGTTGCCGTTTGACTGCTTATAAACCAGTACCATGGGAACAAATGTACACTATCGGTTGGGGATATTATGGAGTGACAGCAGGAACTGTTTGGACACAAGCACAAGCAGATAGTCAGCTAGAGATTGACATCAATAATAAGTACGCGCCTATGGTTGACGCTTACACAATGGGCAAAGCAAATCAAAATGAGTTTGACGCCTTAGTTTCATTGGCTTATAATTGTGGTAATGTTTTCATTGCTGACGGTTGGGCAGAGTTCTCACACGCTTATGTCGCTTCAATGATTCCGAAGTATTGTAATGCAGGCGGTCAAGTCTTACAAGGTTTAGTACGGCGCAGACAGGCAGAACTTGACTTATTTAATAAACCAGTTACTGGAAATTCAAATCAAAATAATCAAACAGGAGGAATTATTAAAATGTACCTTATTAAAGGACTAGACAACAGCGGTAAAGAAAAACATTGGTTTGTTTCTGACGGTGTAAGTGTTCGCCACGTTCGGACGCCTCGAATGTTACGCAATTACAAAAACGAGTTTGGTAAACTTAACCTACCAATTGACACAATGTATATTACAGAAATCGAAGCAGAGTTTGGACGTAAATTTGACGCGAAAACAGGAGAGTTCAAATAAGGAGGAGTGAATGAGTTTATTCAATCTATCGCGTAGAGCGGAAGATGTGAGCTTTTCTACTTTCACGGTCCAAGACCCAACGACTGATTTGTTATTGGGTAAACTCTTGGGCTTAGTTTCCTATTTTGACAATGTTGATTATTCCGAAGCGTCTAAACTTGAAGACTTATTTTATTGGGCTTTACAAGGAAAAGAAGTATATCGCGTTTGGTATGGTGGTTTTAAGTATTACGCTCAAAGAGTGAACGCAGACCAGTTTAATATCGTAGTCAGAGAACCGAACCGCAGGGAAGTCACTATAAGAACAAGCGACTATGAAATGCTGTTAAACCCATTCTATGGTGCTAACCCACAACGGTTTGGCGTGATGTTTGGAATGGCTAGTAATGGAATTGGTAGACGCCTTGATTCACAAGCCCAAATTAAAATCTACTGGAAAACAAAAGTGTCTAGTGGTTTGAAAGAAGTTTGGGACAGAATTAGAGAGCGTCTAACACAACAGCAACAACTTGCCAGAGAATTCAATGGTGTATCTGTCATTGGCTCTGATGATGATATCAAGCAGATTCAACCAGATTACAGCGGGTCACTGCAAAATGACGCAAACCTTGCAATTGAAATTGCTTTGAGTGAGTACGGTATGCCAAGAGAATTGCTTTATGGACAAAGTAATGAAGTTACTATTATCTCGTTTGCAATTCAAAAAGTGTTACCATTGCTAAAACAACATGATAAGAACATCGTTTTCAATCAAGAAAACTTTGTGGCTTATATATCAACAACGGCTAAGGGAGGAAATATTGAAAGTAAAAGCAGTTCGAGGGATAGCGAACCCCTTGGGAACGATTGATTCACACGGTACGGTTATCGAGTCCATTGCCAATGCAGGAGACGGAGTAGATATCCTAAACCGCCATAGAGAAAAGATTGGGTCAGGGTTCGTTCATCTTGAGGGGGACAATGTAATCTTGACAGGTTATGTTGATGAAGAACAATACACGGCTGAAAAGATTGAGGAAACAGGGCTGTCAGTTGGCTTTAATGCTAACGGTGTGAAAGCACGTGAAATTGACGGAGTAGGCTATTACAAAGATGTTACAATTACGGAGGTGTCACTTACTCCGTTACCAAGTAATAAAGGTGCTAAAGTGACAAAAGTACGAGAAGAAGAAAAAGGAGAACAAGAACAAATGGGTGCAAACGAAACACAAGAAATCATGAAACAAGCAATCGAAGCGGGTGTAAAAGTTCGAGAACTTGAAGCTAAAGTGACAGAGCTTGAGAAAGAACGCGAAGAAGTTAAAAAAGAACGTGAGGCTTCAATTCCTAGCGAAAAACCAGAAGACGCAGAACATAAATTTATGCGTGAACTTGGTTCAAAAATGGCTGAAATGCCAGAACAAGGTTTCTTGCGTGAATTTGCTAATGGTGCAGATTTGAACGTAGTAAACTCTCTAGGGTCTATCACTTCTAAATATGCACGTAAGTCAGGTATCTATGACGGTGCTATGAAAGCACGTTTCCAAGGTTTGACACTTGCAGAAGACGGTGTAGATGATACTTTCTTACAAGGTACTTTCAAAGCAGGTACAGACAAAAACAAAGCTCAAACTGCTTCAAAACGTTCACTACGTCCACAAATGGCAGAAGCATACTTACAAATGGATAAAGCAACAGTCCGTGGTGTAAATGATTCAGGTGCATTGTCTGAATATGTAATGTCTGAAATGGTAAACCGTGTTATCCAAAAAGTGGAATACAACATGATTCTTGGTTCGGCTGACGGTTCTAATGGTTTCTATGGTTTGAAAACCGCCACAGACGGTTGGACAAAACAAATTCAATATAAAGATTTGTTTGATGGTATCACTGACGCAGTTGCCGAATGCTCAATCTCTGACGCAATCACAATTGTTATGAGTCCACAAACTTTTGCAGAGTTGCGAAAAGCTAAAGGAACAGACGGTCACTCTCGTTTCAACGAACTTGCGACAAAAGCACAAATCGCTCAATCGTTTGGTGCCGTTAATCTTGAAACACGTGTCTGGATGCCTAAAGACGAAGTAGCGGTTTACAATCACGATGAGTACGTTCTTATCGGAGATTTGAACATGGAAAATTACAACGACTTTGACCTACGTTATAACGTGGAACAATGGCTTTCTGAAACTCTTGTGGGTGGTTCTATCCGTGGTAAAAACCGTTCAGCATACTTAAAAAAGTAACGACTGATGAAATTTCAAGAGGTAAAAAATAAGAAAGGGAATAAATAATGGCTGAATTTAATATTACAGACCGTTATGCTCAACAAATTGAGAATGTGACAAATGGGGGGGAGATTGGCGATAAGTTCCCTCTCTTGTCACGTATCCCTAAAGTTGGGGCTGATTTGTTGCAGTCGGTTGATTTAACAGGTTTTCCTGAAGCTAAAGAACAAGGGCAAACAGGTAGCGTGTTAAACGTAAATGAAACGAGTTATAAAATTCTTACCCCTCGTGGTTTTGGTTTTGGTATTAATCTTTCTGATTCAGGTAATTTAACTGCTGACGGTGTACAAAGTGCATTGAACACAGTGCTATATACTTTGTATCAAACAATCGAAAGCCATTTAATTTGGGGTGGAGTTCATAGCTCAATCGCTTCAAGTTCAATTGTTGGAGCTGTCAAACAGAAAGCAAGTGCTGATAAGTTTTCACAGTCAGGCGATGATGTTCTTCTTGTAAAAGAAAATGATTTCACACCAGTTGTTAATGGAGTAACTAAAATTGAAACTTTGAGTTTTAAGCACTACAATGACGGAGGGGATAACACTTTTGACAAGGTGCTTATTAACCCTTACAAGGGCATTCTAGCAGGGGACTTGGTACCAGAATTTAATGTGACTAAAGACGTTCGTCATAATAAAGTACAAGTATATGGTACTATTACCGTTTGCGGTGGTTTCCTAAAAGACGGTGCTATTAAAGTTTGGAAGTAGTAGGAGGATAAAAAAATAAATGGCATATACATCAAAAAATGAACTTACCCACGGTCTAGGGTATGGGGTAGTTTTCACAGACCCAACAGGGTCAAAAGCAGGAATTCCTATCGCAGGTTTGCGTGCTGTTGAAACAGAGACTAAGCAAGATAACAAAAACTTCTATGCAGGGTTTAACGCGCCTTATCGTACAATCGCAGGTGCTAAAAATACAGAAATCAAGGTTAAGTCTTATGACTTGCCTGACGCTTTTGCAACTCACGCTTTAGGGTTTGGTTTATGGTTTGATTTCTTGATTGACGACACAACAAATTACAAGCCTTATGGTTTCGCTTATGCTGAACGTTATCGTGATGATGATGGAACAGGATACAAAGCAACATTCTATCCAAGTGTTCAAGCTACAACACCTAGCGACACAGCCGAAGCGGACGAAGAAAGTCCAACAGGTAAAGAATACGAACACACGGCAACGGTCACAACTGGAGATTTTAAACTACTGGACAAGAAACCCTTATTTATAAAATTCAAAGTATCTGATAAAGAGTTAGCAACTGGAACAAGTGGCAAAGCATTAGCTTTCAAAAAGTTGTTTAATGAACTTAAACCGCTCGTAGTTGAAGACATCAAAGCATGATTTTTTTAAGAGTGGAGGGCTTGGAATTAATAGTTCCCACTCTTTTATTTTAATTTATAAGGAGATGCACAGATGAAGAAAGAAGATTTTAAATTTGACTTTAAAGCATTAGAACGTATGGAAGATAATGGCATTTACTTCGGAGATTTGAACGAACGTGATTATCACAGTTTAGCATTGTTCTTTTGGGCTTGTTCGCCACAGTATACACTAGATGAAATTCTAGGTGCTTTAATTGGTGGACTTTTACCTGTTACGGTTGCCGAACTTATGGAACAACTGGTAAATGAAACAAAAAAAGCGATAGCACTAACAGAGAAGAAATAAGGGACGACGCAAGAATTACAACACTTGCAATTGTTAGTGCTATGACTGCTTTTAGAGTTCCTTATGAAGTATATAGCCATAGACCTTTAGGGTGGACACTCAAATTAATTTCAGCGTTGACACCTAAAGAGAAGAAGAAAACAACCGCAGAAGAACTGAACAAGTCGGAACATGTGGAGGTAAAATTATGGCAACCACCAACAAAGTAACAGGACTGGAAAAGTTCACAGAGAAACAACTTAAGAAAGTCTGGTTAGAAATGGTTGACGCTTTTAATTCTAATCAGAATACAGTTAAACGCAGTTATAAAAGTTCGTTGGGTGGAGATTTCTCGCGTTACCCTGTTAAGTTTGATACTAAAAAAATCACTAAGCAAGTAACACGTTCTTACGGTTCACTAAAAAGCGGAAACATTGGTGTAGTCAATGGCTTCAAAGCTAAAGATGAAAGTTGGAGAATGCTCAATGTCTTATTACATGACCGTAGCTTGCACCAACGTTATGGACGAACGCTAGTTAAAGCCACTCACGAAATGGACGACAAAACTAAAAACATTAAGCGTAAATTAAGGAGTATAACAAATAATGGCTAAAGAAAAATACGTCATTCAGGCAGAACTGGACACTAAAGGCGTTTTAAGTAGTGCTAGGGAGGCTCAAAGAGAAATTAATAATATCGGTCGACTAGCTAAAGAAACGAACAAGAACGCCCAAATAACTGGTTCTGTGACTATGAAAGACAAGGGTATTAAAGAAACACAAAGAGCTTTAAACCTTGCTAAACAGAATGTAGATAATTTAACAAAAGCACTTGCGAACGCTAAGATGTCAGGTGCTACACAAAAACAAGTACAGGCATTAGAAAGTCAGTTAGTAAAAGCTCAAACGCAAGCAACTAGACTAAGCACAGAACTCTCTAAAATTGGTTCAGATAAAGGATCAGGATTATCAGGTGCAGTTGACAAGATGAAGTCAGCAGGCGGTTCGTTACTTGGTACGTTCTCGAAAGTTGGTAACGTTGTAAGTGGTATATCGTCAGCTATTGGGCTTGTAAGTGGTGGAATTTCAAAAGCTACTGACTTGGTTGGTGGCTTTGCAAACACACTAATGGACACGTATGATAGACAAGTTCAGTCACAGAAAACACTTAGCACAACACTAGCAGACGGAGCTAAAGGGTACGAACAATTTAATGCTCATATTGACAAAGGTAATTTACTTCTAAAGTCACAAAAGAATGACTTGAACGAACTAGGGGCTACGATTTCTAGTTATACGAAAATAAGCGGAGATGAAGCCTATAAGACTGTTAATGCTATCAATGCAGTAGGGGATAGCTTGGGACTAGGAATGGACGCTCAAAAGCAATTTACTTATGGTTTAGCTCAAGCATTAGGTTCTGGAACGTTACACGCTCAAGATTTTAACCAAATAATGCAAACGGCATTGGGTGCACAGTTCCGAGATTTGCTTATTCAGGCAGCGAACGAAATGCAAAACGTAGGACTGACTGCTGAACAATTGCCAGACGCTTTACAAAAAGGTAAAGTAAGTGCAGACTTATTGGCTAACACGTTTGGCGATAACTGGGCAAGCAAAATGGCTAAAGCTCAAACATCGTTAAAAGGTATTGAGGTTTCTACTGGCGGCGTAAAACGTATGCTGAAAGACGGTCAACTAAGCGTACAAGATTTTACCAACGTGTTCGGAGACGGTTTCTCAAGTGCGTTACTTAACGCCATGAATGCAACCAGTGACGGCGCTGTTACTATGGAAAATTTCAAGGACAAAATGGAGGACGGAGTTTTCAGCACCGAAGTCATGAACAGAGCCATGGAATTGTTCCAACAAAAAGGGGAGCAATTGGCGTCAAATGGTCCTAGCACTTGGGGACAAATTAGAGAGATGATTTCTAATGGTTTCAACACAAGCGCCTTGGACGGTTTCCGTAAAGGGTTAGGCGATACTGGTTTAGACATGTCTACTCTAGGTAATAACGCCACACAGATGTCTAGCATTGTCGGCAGTCAATTAGGTAAAATGGCAGGTCAAGCGGTTGGAGCTGTTACTAAAATCATTGACAAGAACAAAGACGGTAAAGTTTCAAATGAAGAAATGGAGGACGCAGTAAACAAAGCTAAAGACGCAGTTACTAATTTCTTTAATAAAATCAACTTTACTTCTATTTCAGGTTTCCTGACAAAAATTGGAAACGGTATTGATGAACTTGTAAGGTTCTATAACTGGGCTAATGACGCTTATGGAGCCGTTCAAAACTTGTTAAGCGCCTCACGTCAAGTCGGAGGTAACACTGGTTTAATTGGTAAAGCATTAGGGTTCAGAAAGAACAGTACATGGGGCGACGCTTTTAGTGATTTCCATTGGGGTTGGCTAACTAGCAACATTGACCCTCTAGGGTTAAAAGAAAATCAAGGACTGGGACAAAAACTCCTAGGTTCTAGAAACGGTCAAATTCCTCTAGACTTGCAATTCTTTGCAGGTGGTAGGGAAGCAATAAACAAAGCCGTGGAAAGTGTACAACCTTATACACGAGGAAACAAAGGAACAACGGTAACGCCTAGCATTGGAACACAAGACAACTCTAAACAAGACATTAAAATCTATGTACAATCTAGTGCAGACGGTAAAAAAATCGCAAAAGAAATTTATAACAAACTTGAAAGAAATGGGGTTAAATTGAACAAACGTTGATTTATACTAAAAGCAAGCTATATAATGACCCTAGGTGGATAAAAAAGGCGCGTGAAGAAAAGAACAGGTTAGGGCATTGTGAAAAGTGTTGGAGTACGGAGCATTTAATATGTCATCACGTTATACCACTACAATGGAACAATGACATGTTAGAAGTAAACGACTTTGACAAAGAAGTGATAAATGTACCTACCGAAGTTCTTTGCCATAAATGTCATCAAGGAATGGAACGAAGCGGAGACTTAATAGATTACGCAAGAATTATAGCGGAGGGTTTAATATAAGGAGAATATAAAAATGAGTTTAATTCAAGACTGGATAGGACAAAATAAAGATAATGGCGAAATGATTAAGCTACTAAAAAAGAAAGTGGCTAAAATCGAGCATGAAATAGACTACAACAAGGCACAGAAAATTTTTAATTTCATTGAAGAATTCATGACTTTGCCTAATAACGAACGCTTTAAAATCATACCATATCACAAGGCGGTGCTTACTTTGATGTATTGCACTCCTTACCAAATTGATGAATGTGTTGTTATTGTAGGACGTTCAAACGCTAAATCTATTCTTGATGTCATGATAGCCTTAATTGAACTCTTTTTGTTTCCTAAGCCTAATAGTGTTATAGCTTTAATGGCTACTAAAAAAGACCAAGCTGAAAAAATCTTGATGAAGCATTTTAGAGCTATGGGAAACTGTCAAGGTACTATCATAAATAAGTTTAAAAACCAATTCAAGTTGAATAAAGAGCAAATCATTGTAAAAGATAACTCAATTCTAAAAAGCAAAGGTACAGAGATTTCTATCTATGCTAGTAACGAGGACACGCTTGACGGTGGACGCGAACAGCTTGTTATTATAGACGAGTTTGGAGCGTTTAAAAAGAACCCTCTTGTCACTATAAGACAGGGACTAAGAAAAAATAAGGGGACGCTTTTTATATCAACCACAAACAACGTTATCCGTGGCGGTGCTTATGATGATGAGTTGGAAAGTTGGAAAGAATGGGTAAAAGACGATGATTTCAGTCATTGGGTATTCTATTATGCTTTGGACGATTATGACGAAGTAAAAGACAGTTCTAAGTACATCAAGGCAAACCCCGCTTTAGGTTACACTTTAACACTTGAGGACATTCAAAAGGACTTTATAGGGGCAATCGGAAACCCTGTTAAAATGGCTAAAATTATCACTAAACGCTTTAACTTATCAATGACTGACAGCACCACGATCTTTACAAAACAAATTGTAGATAAGTGTCTAGTACCTCCTTTGGACTTTGAGGGTCGTTTAGTTGCGATTGGTTCAGACTTTTCCGTTCGTGGCGATGTTTGGGGTACTGTGATAGGGTACAGAGAAAACGGACACTATTATTTTAAAGCTATTCCAATCATGCCAGAAAATGCAGACGACAAATTTAAGCACTTAGGGGAAACAATAACACATGAGGGCATAAATAACATGTCAGAAGAAGCATGGGACGCTTTTATGAGTGCTATGAATGGTAGTGTTCCTATTGCGTTGAATTATGACCCTAACTATGCCAAGAATTTCATTGATAAATTTGAGCAAACTTATGACATTGAATTTTATAACAAAGTAATGCAGAACAGTTTCAAGCTATCAAATACCCTAGAAGCCACACAGAAGCTAATGGAGGAGGGGAAAATACATTTTGATAGTAAATTACTAGCGGTGCATTTAATGAACGCAGAAACGAAAATAAACGATTTTGGGCTAATGCGTATTATTAAAAAGGGCTATACAGACAAGATTGATTTGGCAGACGCTTTAATTAACTTGATGTGGTGGTTCTTAGAAGGCGAAGAAAGTGAGGACTATTTCATCTAATGGCTATGACAGAAGAAGAAAACAAAAAAATGCTAGAGGCGTTGAAAACCCTAGCGTTTGGAGGGAAAGAAACAAAAACAGTTATCCAATATAAAAACAACGCAAACGGACGGAAGACGGAAACAGGGCGAACAGTTACGGAAGTCAACAAACTGCCAGACCGTTCGGCATTGTTGAAATTAATGGAGATTGAGGGCGTTTATATTGACGCAAATGTGAAACTTAAACAACAAAAAGTGGACGAAGTAAGCACAGAAAAAGAACTAGTAGACTTAGTGGAGGGCTTAGCAATAGAATGACTATTTTCAAAGCATATTGTTGGAATCCTAACACTGGTAGAGATTTCACAATTAAAAAACCTAATTGGAACATTGTACAACGTTGTTCTTTAAAGAGTATCGAAACAATTAAATTATTGCCACAACATATCTATCTCTTAGACGGAACAACAGGAACAGAAACCAGTAAGCGTTGGCAAAGAAAACAATGTCCTGAAGACTGGAATAGACCCTTTAGCTATGGTTCTATTGTCACTAAACCGCAAGGAGAGAATAAAATAAGCGGTATTGCTTTTTGTACAGATTATGAAAGAAAACAATATCCTAGCTTATACCCTAACTTTATAAAACCTAACCTCACACAAGGGCAAAAATATGGCTTGTCAGGCACTTTATACAATCCAGGTATAAATGTACTAGAGGTACGGTTAAAATTGCTATACGGTACCAAAAATGAGCTTGTAGGTACATACCGAGTTCAACCTAATCAATACTTAGATGTAAAAGAAATTTACACGCTACCTAGTACGGAAACGGTTGAAAAGTTTGGTATAGCTTTTGAAGTGGCGCAAACAAGCGATTTTGTACAATTTGAAGTGTATTTG